GGTGCACTTCGTACCCTAGGAGAAGAATTCCCAGATGAGAAGCTAGACGAAATTCGTACAGAGCTCATCGAAGATGCTAAGGCGGACGGAGCACTTCAGTTAATGAAGTCTCAGATCGTCTCAGCGATTACTTCATTGACTGGATACCAGCCATCGGAAGACTCAACAGGAGTCGGACCTGGCCCAGGAACTGGAGAAGCAGGAGCAGGTGTTGGCCCAGGACCAGATGGTCAAGCCGGCATTGTTACTCCGTTTGAGGCAGAAACCGTTGGTCAGCTAGCTGCTGATCTGGCTACAAAGGCTTACGGAACAAAACTTCCTCAACGACGCTCTCCAGACGAACAGTCAAAGTACGGGGATAATTAACCGGTTTAGGCTGACAAAAGTACACCGGTTTGACAAGCTATACACACTACAAATAATCCGCAGGTCATCGTGGCATTAATTCGGAGAACGACCTATTAAACCTAAGGAATAAACTCATGTCTGAAACAAATATCGTAGACACACCAGTGGCGCAAGAAGCATTCAATATGGATGTTCCACCAGCTACTGAAACACTAGTAACACCGGTAACAACAGTTCCTGGTAAAAGTTACAGTGAAGATGAAGTACGTAAGATCCGTGAGGATGTTACTACTCGAGAGAAGAACAAACTTTATGACACTATTGAGTCATTAAAGACAACTGTTAAGAATCTCGAAACTGATCGTGAAGCTCGTCAAGCAGAAGCTGACAAGATCCGTTCAGCGCAAGAGGAAGAAGCCAAGAAGAAGGCAGAGTCCGAAATGGATGTTCGTCAACTTCTTGAGACTAAAGAAAAAGAATGGGCTGAGAAGCTTGAGCAAGAACGCAAAGATCGTCAACAGGCGATTGTTCTCTTAGAAAAAGAACGCCAACTTGCCGAACTCAATGAATATCGTTCAGCTCGCCTCGCCCAAGAGCGAGAAACTATTCTTCCTGAATTGCTTGATCTAATCACTGGAAATTCTCCAGAGGAGATTGAAGAAAGCATTGCAGGATTAAAGGATCGGTCAAGCCGAATCCTTGACTCTACGCAGCAGGCTATGCAGTCGGCTCGCAAGGAGATGACAGGCAGTCGTATAACAGCGCCTGCTTCCGGACCCCTGGACACCAATACGGAGAACCAACAGTTCACTGCAGAAGATATTTCTGCAATGTCGGTTACCGAATACGCTAAATACCGCTCACGTTTGCTAGGAAGATCAGCTGGTGATCGGAATAAGGGAATCTTCGGATAATAAGTAACAAGTTAATTAACTAACTACTAAGGAGTAAAACCGACATGGCATCAGCCGTAACAGGTACCGGCAATCTAGCCGCAGCACCTACAGCTTATTCTGGCGCTAACAGCCAGTTAACACAGGCGATCCAGGTCATCTGGTCCAAGGAAATCTTGTTCCAGTCCATGCCAATCCTACGCTTCGAACAGTTCGCTGTTAAGAAGACAGAATTGAATGTAGCACCTGGTCTCCAGATCAACTTCATGCGTTATAACAACCTCGGATTCGCTTCAGCTCTTGTTGAAGGTGTCCGTATGACAACAAACGCATTGACAGCACAGCAGTTCTCAATCACAGTTTCTGAGCATGGATACGGTATCGCTGTATCAGAATTGCTCCTAAACGCATCTTTCGATGATGTGATGGCATCTGCTTCTCGTCTACTTGGCCGCAACATGGCCCTTTACCTTGATGGACAGGCTCGTGACACACTTATGTCAGCGTCTTCAGTTATCTACGGTTATGACCGTACATCACTCAATGCAGTGAACAACTGGTACGACTACGGCAACAAGGGTACATCACGTGCTTCTTTGACAGGTAACTTCACACTCACAACAGCAACTGTTAAGGACGCTGTTGAGACCTTGGCAACAAAGAACATTCCAAGGTTAGGTGAAACTTACGTTTGCTTCGTGCACCCACACCAAAGCCGTAAGCTTCGTGACAATCCAGAATTTATTGAAGTAACCAAGTACGCAGCTCCAGGTAACTTCATGCTAGGTGAAATCGGACGTCTATATGACGTAGTATTCATCGAGACCACACAGATCCAGAAGGTTCCAAACGGTGCAGGTGCTAACTACACAGCTGACACCGCTGTAGCTCCAGGATCAATCGTTTACCCAACTGGTGGAGGTTACACATCTCCAACAACAAAGACTGGTAATGGTTCAAACGACCGCTACTCAGCTATCTTTATTGGTGATAACGCATTCGGTCACGCAATTTCACTTCCAGTAGAACTCCGTGACGGCGGTATTCTTGACTTCGGTCGTGAGCATGCACTTGCTTGGTACGCTATCTACGGTCTTGGTCTAATCACTGACCAGTCTGTAGTTATTGCAGAAACCAACTAATTAAATAGGGGGCTGGGCCTTGAAATCCAGCCCCCATTTCAACAAACCTATAGGAGAATAAATATCGTGGCAAAAGCTAAAGTAACCGACTTCACCGGTCGTCAACGTGAAGAACTGCTCAAAGCTAACGCAGAAGAAGTTGCAAAGCGAGCAGCAGAGATGTCAATCGCTTCACAAGTTGAAGCAGAACGTTTAGAGAAAGAAACTATCGATCTAACAACAGGTCCAGTACCTACTGTTATCGATGAAGTTGAATCTCTCGGAGTAGAGTCAGCGGATGAAACAACAGTTATCCGTGTGGCTGAAGACCTAGATTTTGTAACTATTGGAGTAGGCAATAACTACTCTTTCAAAGCTGGTCAGAAGTACAAGGTCCCTAGGAACGTAGCGGCACACCTTGAAGAAAAGGGATACCTATACGATCGGCTTTAATTGCCGCAACTTAGAACCCCACTCCGACAAACGCCCTCCTGTCGGAGTGGGCCTTTTTATTGAGACGAAATAGCATCATTACTGGGATTATATGAACTGTAAACGTAGAGTTTCGGAGGATAAGTGGCAACGTTAGCAGCACTCTCTGAAAGACTCAGAGCAGAAATCGGTGATCTCACCAATACCTTTGTTGAGAAGTTTGTAGGCAATGGTAGCGATCAGCGTTTCCAACTTACTGTAGCCCCTGTAAATGCACAAAGCCTACAGATAATCGTAAATGGTGAAGACGTATCTTCTGCCTGTGATATTGAAGAGACCACAGGATTAGTAATCCTTCCCTCAGCCCCATCAGTGGGTCAACCTATTTCAGTCTCTGGTCAATCATTTAAGTACTTTACTGATGCAGAGATTCAGTATTACGTTCAAGCTGCTTTTCAACAGCACACTAAGTTCATGACGAATGTGGATGGGGTACAGCCTCATCTTTACAATATTACACATGAAAATGAATACCCTATTGTTATTTATGCATCTAGCTTAGCTTTATACACCCTAGCTACAGATGCTTCTTTTGATATTGATATCTCTTCTCCAGACGGGGTTATGATCCCTAGATCACAACGCTATCGTCAGTTAATGGAAATTGTGTATCAACGCCGTGAGCAGTATAAGGAACTATGTCAGCTTCTTAATATTGGAATGTACAAGATCAGTGTCTTTGATCTTCGTAGAACTGCTCAACGTACAAATCGTTATGTTCCACTTTACAAACCACAAGAGGTTGATGATGGATCACTTGCACAACGTATACATCTTGAGATGCCAGATTATGGCGATGCTACAACTTCAGCCCCTGTGATTAATAAAGATCTATCTATGTACTCTGGTGATGAT